ACGATCCTACGGCGAGTGGCTGGCAGGCTTGCAGACTGTGGGCGACGGTAGATCGCCGCAAGAGCGCACCGGGCCAGACGCTAGGTTCGCTCAAGAGCGCACTTCTGTCCGTTCCAGCAGGGAGCGAACGACCGCCTCAATTTCCTGCCACTTCAGAACGTCGCTTCCGCTGACCACCGCCTGCAACGCCAACCGCTCCTCTTGGGTGAGGCTGGGCGGCTGTTGGTGGTAGAGAGGAATCACTTTGCAATCCGGCAGGCTTTTCTCAACGCTGCGCATATCAGACTCACGCCAGCACAGAACTGGAGACTCGCCAACCGGCGGATTCTTCTTGCGCACTGCCCACGCCACCGGCTCCGGTGTGTTGCCAGTGCCGTCCTGCGTTGAATGCCGCACCGGGTTCCCCAGTTCGGACACGGCCTGTGGCCGACTCTTCTCGCAGGATTGGGCTTTCGCCGCTGGCACGGCGTCATGATTTGCGTCCACAGAAAACGACTCTGCCAACCGTTTCTCCATTGCCTCCATGACGGTGGCAACCATCCGCTTGGCCGTTTCTTCCCGCGACTTGCGCAGGCTCTCTTCAGAAAACTCGCCTATGCCAAGCACCCAATCGCGGATCGTCTTGCTGGGAAAAGGCTCGTAGTTGCTGTCCATCGCGTCTCTCTCTGATTTCTGTAGTGTCATGTTTTTTCGCAAAAAAACTGCCACCGTTTTATGGCGATCCAACGGCCGGTGGCCCACCAAGAATGGCTGTCTCTGCGGCGTATAGCGAAGTTACTGCTGTTTATCAAAATCGGATAAACCGCCCTAAACTCGGTTGAATTGTCAGATGTCCAGCATCTCGCTTGGGATCATCGCCCGCACTGCCTCCAGGGCGTGAACCTCGTCGGCGGTAGGCTGGCCGTATTTGATCCTGCTTCGGCAATGCTGGTCGATCTGCCAGAGAACCTGCATCGCCTCGCTGCCCAGCCTCGCGGCGTCGAACTCGGCCTGTTCGTCGGGCAGCGCGAACTGAAGCGTGGCGATCAAGGCTGCACCCTGTTCAGCACCCACAAATACAGGGCCACGCCAGCCAGCGTTGCCGCTGCGCCAAGCCCGCCCCAGAGTTGTTCGATGCCGTCCGTCATGGTGAACATTGTACCCGTGCAGTCACGCCGCGCAATGCCATTTCCTCTGCACTTGCGAGCAACTACCTAGCCTTTGCAAACGGCGACCGTACTCTGGTGCTGTAGCGTCGTTCCAGATTCTGGAAACTGGAATGGCTCTCTCTAAGGTGTGTAGCGCAGTCACTCCGCGTCCGGTTCCACCAGCGCGTCCAACTCCCGCATCCGCCCGAGATACGCCGCGACGAGTGCGTGAGCCTCCGCGAGTGCCAGCGGCAGGATCGCGTAGCACCGCCAGACGCAGTATGCGCCGATCGTGCCGCAGGCGAGGAGTTCGATGAGGTATCTCACACGATGCCCCACTTATTCATCAGGTATGACTCAACCGCTGATCTGTCTGCGTCTGAAAGCGCGGAGCTGTACAGTAAGACCTCATACACCAACCCATCGGCAGGTGCGCCTGCTTGCTCGTATCCCGCAAACAGCCCGACAGCTCCACCGATGGATTTTTGCGTATAGGACGCCGCGCTCCCTACAGCCACGCCGTTTCTGTATATGCGCGCATTGGTGCCGCTGCTGTCCAGCTTATACGTCAAAACCTGGCTTGCGGTTGTGGCTAACGCCACCTCTTTCCAAGTGCCGTCAAAAAACCCGACGCTGTTGTATGATCCCGATGCGTGCTGCGCGACTATTAGACGGCCTGTCTCTGAGTCGAACAGGTAGCGCACGTCGCTTGGCGTTGAAGAAGTTGCCGGGCGCACAGCAAAAAAAAATGTCCAGTTAGACGCGCCCAGCGACATACTGATACCAAAGCAGTCGTTTGCGCCGTCTAGTTGCAATGCGTCTAGTCCATTTTGTTGATTGGTTTTTCGCACTGGCCGCTTGCTAGACGTAGACTGCGTTGCATGCCGCGCGTTGTTAGACTTGTCCTGCCACCGTGCGACGCCACCATTTGCCGCAACCAGCGACCCACCGCTGGTGGCGTCAAACATCGTTGCAGAGTCGGCAGCGTCTAGGTGCAGTTGCAGCCCCGTCGTGAACTGTAGTTGGGGCAACACTTGCGGCCACGTTCCCGCCCGCTTCAGGCTTTCCGCCTCCCGCAGATTCCACACGCCACTCGCCGCAGAGTTGATCGCCGCGCTCGCAGGCGTCACGTTCGCGCCGATAAATCCTCCTCGCCCCCTCATGCGTCACCTCCTGCTGATGCCGCCGCACGAGCCGCACCATACGCGAGCATCAGAGTCTCAAACTCTTGGAACGTCAGCGTGTGCCGCTCGCCGCTCATATCCGTCACGACGCAGGGCTGGGCCACGCCCAACTGATTTGCCCTCGCCGCAAGGACGTACAGCCCCGTGAGCAGGGCAACATCGTCGGCCTGCCAGCCGAGACGCCAACCCTCAGCCGTCTCATAGCCGGCCTCCAGCCACGACAGCGGCGGCGCAGGCGGGTAGAGCAGATCGAGGTCCGCCTGCGTCAGCGTGGACCGCGTCCAGCCGGCGGCGGCGAGAACGTCGGCGTCCTCGCTCCATTGCGTCGGATCGGTTCGCGTGCTGCCGTCTGGCAGTTGCACGCGGAACGGCAGTTCCAGCGCGGCCACGCCGCTCGAGTCACGCCAGCAAGGATCGTTGATGGCGGGCATCAGGTGATCTCCTCATGGGCCGTAGTGAATTCGATGTCGCCCGCAGCGGACGCCAGCCCGGCCAGCGTCCACCCTTCGGCCAGGTGGATCGGATTCTCGCGGCTGGCGATCACCAGCGTGGCGTCGGCAGGCACCGTCACCGTGCTCACAATTGAGCGGGTCGCCGTGCCGTCGCTGGTCGTCACGGTAACGTCGGCGGCGTTGGTGCCGTCGATGTTCGCCGCGATCAGCGACACGACGCGGATCGCCATGTTCGATGTCGCGCCGCAGGACACGATCGTCTGCGAGGCCGTCGTGGCGGCAAGGCGAGCGCTTTTGAATTCGACGCGGGTCGGGCTGTTTACATTCGGCGCGGTCATCACATGCTCCAGTGGTATGAAGGTGCAAAAGTTTCGGCTTTCCAGAGGCTAATCGGCGTTGGCCCGACAGTAATGGCTGCGGCAATTGCGGAGCGCAGCGCGGCCACTCGTGCGGACAAGGCCGACAGATTCACGGCCAGGCCCAGCGAGTAATACTGACAGCGACACGCTGTCGGGACGTATGCAGTGCCATCGTTGAAATAGTTCGTCGCAAACACGAACACGTTTCCAGACAGAGGAGAGGCAGAGGCAGCGGCGTGATCCTGCGATCCGCCAGCCGATGTATGTGTCGTGAACGATGCGGCAGAACTGCGAGACGCGCCGGCGAATGCGCTGCCAGAGATTGTTCTGGCAACCGAACCGCATCTCGCGCCCAATCGCACTTCTGTTGCCGCCTGCCCGGCGACGTTTATGACGGAGGCTCGCGACTCCAGCCCAAATCCTCGCCCCATCATCCAGCCCACAGGAAACGTACCAGCGTACGCCATGTGGTAGTTGTCCTGCGGGACGGCGGAATGGTTGAACCCGGTGTCCAGATACTTCGCCACGCCGTCGCCCAGGAGACCGAGCGTGCGGCTGTAGTCGCCAGCGACGAACCCGTAGTTTCGTGGAGCAGGGCCGACTAGCGGCACGAGAGCGCCTGCCAGCGTGCGAGCGCCCATGAGCACGCAGCCGGCCTGCAACGCCGCCGAGTTGCCATCAGCGGCACATCCGGTGAAAAACTCCGTAATAGCGGCACGCACGGCATCCTCAAGCGGCTCGCCATCGGCAGCCTCCACCGCCGCGATATAGTCCGCAGCCGACAGCGCGAGCGTGAAACGCCTGGCTCGCGGTCGCAGGAGTTTTTGACTCATCGCCATGGGAGTGCGCTACTGTAGGTGATGTAGGGTCAGCGGCTGCGGATCGCAAGGACAAACACGGCGGCCATCAGTAGGGCGAGGGTGATGTGCTCAAACATCAGTTGGCTCCGTCCGTCTCTGGCAGCCGGGCCGACGCCGACTTCGGTTGTAACGCATACAGCAAGCGAGTCTGCTCTTGGATCGCCCGGCTTATGTCGTTCTGCGTGTCGCCAAGCTGCTGCACAAACTGCCGATGAGACTCGACGAGCGGCAGCAACACGTCCTGCCTGAGCACCCACATGGCGACAATGGCAACCAGCGTGGGAAATCCCCACCGCTCCATGATGCTGAACAGGGTGCTTTTTACTTCGTCTGTCACTTCCGCATCTCCGTTTGCCATGCTGACAAGAGCACGCGATTCGCGCGGCGCTCAAACCACCACTTCACGAGATATTCAATCACGGAAAACGCCACTGCTTGCAGCAAAAACACCCAGATGAACCCGTACTCCTGAGCTTCGTAGGGGCTCGATGCTTGGTGCAGACGCTTCATGTGCCCGAGCAGGGCATGCGTGTAGACGCCGCGTTGCTTGTTGTCTTGGCAGGCGTTGAGGTACTCGCCTTCCCAGTTCTCGACGGCCAACGCCACGAAGTCGTTTACCGTATCGCGACCGACGATCCGCTTCCGCAGCGGAGGGAGAGACGCCCAGCACTGTTCCTGCAGATCGGCGAGCGTCATTTCGGCTTCTTCCCCGTGCCCTTGCAGGCAGGACACGTGAACACGGATATCCCGTCGCCACTGCGGATTTTCCCCTTGCCGCCACAGTTTTCGCAGACGTCGCTCGCCGGAGCAGGCGACGGCGGCTTTAGGCGATAGAGCACCGCGACCCGGGCACCCTCGCACGCGAGATCCGCGGCGATCATCGGATCAGTCGGGCTGGCATCGACGCAGCCGGCGAGCACCAGGGCGAGCACGGGGAGCCACCGCATCACAGCACCCCCTTCAGCCATCCGGCCTCGGGCATCAGCGACGGGGCGAACCCGGAGAAGCCGGCGACAGCGTATGAGTCGCCGCCCTTGCACATGCCGTCGATCACTTCGGCATCGACCCACCCTGCCGACCGCTGCAGCGACTTCGGCAGCCGCTCGTCTACTGGGCCGTCATAGCAATCACCCCACGAGTTCGGCACGAGCAACGCCGGGCGATCCCAGCGCAGATCGCAAGCCATCATGCAATGAGCCCATGTGCCTGCCGGTGTGAGCCAGCCACCTCCGAGCGAGCCACGATCGGCGAACCGCATGGAGAACCCACGCATCGAACAGAGGAACACCGGGTATCCGTTGCTGATCGCCTTCGCACAGTCCTCAAACGACCGCACGAGCGTGACCTCTGCGACTTGGTGCTTCGCCGCATAGGGCTCGAGGTCCGCCGGCAGGCCGTCGCGACCGAGCGCCTTCTCTTGCGTGCCCGAGAGTGGCGACGCGTAGACCGTGCCGCCGTAGTTCTGGCCGAAGTGGAGCGTGCCGAAATCGCGTATCGCCTTCGCCGCGTGGAACCCCGTGCTGCCGTCGCCGCCCATGTTGCGAGACTGCCCGCGGGCCTCGACTCGCGACAATCCGTAAACGACCCCGGGCACGCACAGCCCGCCCCACACTTCCGGCTCGCGGCGCAGGAGAATATCGGCCGCGGCGAGGCAGTCCACCGCCATCGCGGTCCCCCAGCCGACACACGAGCCGATCGGCTGCGAGCCGCGCTTCCATGATGGCATGCACTGGAGCAGCAACTCGGACAGGCTCACGTCGTGCTTCGCCGCCTGGAGGCCCGGCCCGGCTTCTGCGAGCGTCGGGTGCGGCAGCGACGCGACGAACGCTTCAGCGCCGGCGGGGTCGGGCGTGTAGCCGAACAACGGAATGAACGCCACCGCTCACCCCCTGTTCATGCCGGCCCACGCCATCGCCCGAGCGAACTCCGCGTATGCCTTCCGCACGTCGGCCGTGACCGGAACCGTCGCCGCCCCGAGAGCCTTCACGTAGGCCGCTTCAGTCGCAGTCCGCAGGGCTTCGTTCGAGCCCGGGACGTTTTCGCCGATCCGCCGCCACGCGATGTCGAGGGCGAGGGTCGTGAACGCCCGCAGACTACGCGTGTCGGTGAACGCCACCTCGGTCGCCACCGCGTCGCCCTCCACCACGACAGCGGCCTTGCTCCATACGTGAGCCCACAGCAGGCGATCGCCGGCGGGCAGGCTCCGAATAGACCGGGCAACTGGTTCCACGATCGCCTGCATGTCTGCCCCAGGAGTCTCGACTTCCACGGACGCGGCCGGCGACACAGGCTGCAAAGGCAGCGATGGCACGCCGCACACCGCGACGTACCCCAAGGCACACGCCACTACGATGCGAACCCAGACGCTCATTTTTTCGCCTGCTTCGGACAGCCAGCCAGCATCACATCGAGCAACTGCTGGCAGATCTCGACGCCTTGAATGCAGCCCGCCACGCGGCAACGCTCAGCCAGATCGAGCACAATCCGCATTTCGCGAATCCCGAGTACGGAGGCTTCGGCCCCTTCTGGCTGCGCCGCTCGCCATGCTTGGACTTTCCCCACCAGCCAGGCCGCGGCAGGAGCGCCCGCAAGACCCACTGCCGCCAGCCCGGCGACGATACGAATGATTGCATCGAGGCTCACTTCCGCATCTCCTCGACCTTGAGCAGCACCCACCGCACGAGCGCCTCGCCCTCCGGCGACCGGAGCACTGCCGCCAGATGCTTCACGAGCTCGTCGTCGAGGCTGCTGCCCGTGTTCGAGGCCAGCCACTCGCAGGCTTCGGCGATCACGATGCCCTGCTTGAAGGGATCGGGGGTTTGCACGAACCGCTGCGCGAACCCGATCAGCGGGGCGTACCGCTGGATGAGTGCAAGCTGCTGCCAGATCGAGAGTCGCTCGCCGTACTTCGCGTATTCCTCGGCAGTGCCTTCGTAGTTGGGCAGGCTCATGGCGTGTCTCCTTACCCCGAGTCTGCCGATTGATCGCCTCCCCTTGCAGCGGGCGGATTTACCGTCGAGTCGGCCCACGAATACGCGGTGTTGAAAACCGAATACACCAGATCAACGGCGTCTTTTCTGTCCAGCATCCATGGGAGTTTGAACCGCTCCTCGTCCTGCACGTACCCGTTCGCATCGCAGCGGTACACCGTGATGTACCGCCGGCCCACGTCGATCAGAACCTTTCCGACCGGAAAGTCCTCTACCATTGGGCTTCGCGGTTCAGATCATCGAAGAACTGCCGCGACTCCTCAGGCACCTCGATCTCAGCCAGCGTCCACAGAGTCGGCTTCGTGACTTGCCGCTCCGCTCTGGTTCGGTCATCCCACGTGATCTGCACACACGTCACGCGTGCCGCCACAGCCGGGGAGAGGTCGAGACTCGCTTCGCTGGCTGCAATCTCCTCGGGCGTTGGTGGGGCGGCTCGCTCTGGGCGGTGCCGCAGCCGGCGGTCGTGACGAGGCGGCAGCGGCAGCACGCAACGCAGGCGGATCAACTGGTCGCGAGTCACGGTCCAGAACGAACAGATCTCAGCGTAGGACGAATGGCTCGACCACTGAACCCGCAGCGTCGCGATGTCGATCCTCGAGGTGTCACCCGGCACGCGTCACCTCATCGGGAATCCAGAACGACACGCAACGGCTCGACGGGTTCAGTCCGAATCGAGTGTGACCCGGACCTTGGTAGAAGTCACCGTCCTCTTTTTCGGCTTCTTCCTCGATGCTGCGGTGAAACACGACATGCTCGCAGTCCTCGCCACCGTACCGCCCCTGCAGATACCGCTGGCCGCGGTAAATCGCCAACTGCCCGAACGCAGAGCGGAACTCGACGGGAGGCGAACCGACCGGAGGATGCCACAGGTGGAACCAGTTCTGATCACGCCGCTGCCAGACGTTCAGCCGCGAGGCAAACGCATCGTAATGGATCGCGAGCGGCCCGCTCGGCTGCAGCATCTCGGCCCACGAATAGGACGCGAGCCCGTACCACGATCGGTCAAGGGCGAGCCAAGCAACACTGTTCGCCACGCCGTCAACGCTCCATCCGCCCCACGCGTCGGTGTCGAACACGATCACGAAGTCAGGAACATTTCCATGCCGCACGAACTCCTGACACGCAGCCCGGTACTCCGCCAGCGCGTGCGTCCGCACCGGCTCGATCGTGCCGTTCAAGTGAGGCCGGCCGTTGATATTCAGTGAGGCGTGCCGCTGCTGCCCATCGGCCCACGCCCCGAGCACGGCCTTCGTGTCATCGGTCGAGTCGTTTTCGTAGATGAATGCCGACCACTCGCGAAACATCGCTCCAGTTTCTTCGACCAGCCGCAATGTCTGCGGGAGCCACGGCATAGCGTTGCGGCATATCGCAACCAGCGCGACAGTAGAGCTCGCAGCGATCGACCGTCCGTACTCGACGTCGCCAGCATAGTCCTTCGCGAACTCCGGGTCGGGAGGCAGCAGGGTGTCGGCCTGGTGGGCGGCGACTTCGTCAAGCGTGATCTGCATGATCGTCCCTGCGGACCTCACCCCACGAAAGCACCGGCCCGTGCTTGAGATCGTCGGCCGTCTCCGCGACGTGCTGGTTCTGTCGATGCCACTCAGCATCCGGCACGTGCGTGCCGCGTTCCGCACCGATGTTCTGAATCCGGCTGACCGTCGGGAAGGCTTCGTACCGCCCGGCACGGAGTCGGTGGTTCACGACAACGTCCCACGAGATGTCATCGTGTCGCGACCACCCGTCGCGAATCCCGTCGAAGCGGTCACGCCATGTCGCCCAACCCCACGGCGTGAACCAGCGGCGCAGACCAGACTCGGCCACCCGGCCGCTACTGACACGCTGATAGCCGCTCACGCTGAACACTGCTGGATCGTCGCAGTACGCGTCGCGTGCCCACGCGAACCACCGCAGGGCATCACGACACGGCACGGTATCGTCCTCGAGGTGGACGTGATACTCGCCTCCGAGCTCGTCAAACCCGTAGAGCAATGCACCTAGAATCGCACGGTTGCACCCAACCCGCGGAGTCATGACTCCGTGCCGAAACCCGAACCGCTCGCATATCTCCTGTTGCTGGGCCGTCTCCGGGCACTCGTCTAGCAGGACCGTGACCGAGCAGTCGAAGACCCCGTGGCACCGGGACAGCGCCGCGAGCGTCTGCTCCAGATACGCCGGCCTGTTGTACGCGCTCACGGTGACATTCATCGTCGCACCCATATGGCCGCGCCGTTCCGCACAGTCGCGTCTTCCCACGCGAGTCGCCACTCAGGATCGCCGGCGAGTTCCACATGTGCACGGCTGCATTTGTACGCGTGGTGGACGTCATCAAGCATCAGACAGCGGGCGTGCGGCTTCGCGAGCCGATAGTCATCGAAGCCCGCGAACTCGTCGCCGTCGATCAGCACGACGTCGAACGTCTCGTCATCAAGGCACTCCAGAAACCCGACATTGACTTCCGCCAAAAAAGCCTGTGTCTGATCCCACCACTGCCGCACCATCTCGCGCGGGTAACGCAGCCGGTTGTGCGGCGAGTCCCACACCTCGTCAAACGTCTTCGGCGTCAGTGACTCAAGCGTGATCGAGGAACCAAGCAGCGGCCGCACCCACGAAAGCCCAGCCACGTTTGCGGCGAGCAGTGCGTGTCGGTCGGCGTTCGCCTCCAGGCACACAAGCAGCGGATCTTGCGCGTGCGAGAGAGCCTCGACAAAGACTCGCGTCGAGCCCGTGCCGTCCCACGCTCCAATTTCAAGCACCGTCTCGAAGCCATGCTCGCGGATCGTGCGGATGATGGCGCGGCCGAATGGATCGGCGGCAGTGATCTCTGGCATCAACTGATGCGGATGGTGGTCCGCCCCTCCGTGCCGTATGACTTCTCGACCACCAGCCTCTGCACCTGCGTGTCATCCACCCACGCGACCCCGTTCAGTGCATCAAGCACAGCCTTCGCGACGTTGTCAACGTCCTGTCGTGGCAGTTCGGGAGCCGACGCCTTCAAGCCCTTTTTTGTTTTGTGGTACTTCGGTCTGACAAACACTGCGTCGATCACCACGCTGACCGACCCTCGGCCCGGTGTCGCCCCGGCCTTCATCGCCTCGAACGCGATTGCCCTTCTGTATGCGTGGACAGGATGCTTGTGCGGCACGTACGCCCGGCCGAAGCCGCCGCGCGTGGAGATCCTCGCGCGGGGCTGCGGAACCGGGTCGCCGGGCACGTCAAACGTGATGGCCTTCACTGCTCACCGATAGCGGATCACGGCGTACCAGCGGCGCGTCACCGGCGAGTAGGCGACCCCCTCCTCGACGATCTGCTTCTTGCCGAAGAAACAGCAGTTGCGGCGAGCCGCCTCGGGCGTGCTGCCCATGCCGATGCCCTCGGTCTGACCACACTGGCTGTGCACGAGCGTTCCGCGACGGGCGATGATGGTCGCGTGCTCCTGCGCACTGATCACGGCCGGGCCGCGCACGATCACGGTCTGGGCCTGGGCCACTGCGGCGACGAACAGAAACACGAACGCGAGAAAAACACTTCGCATGGTCATCTCTCCTGGGGTGCTTCGGACCAATCTCCGTATCGGTCCCTTCGAAATAGCCGCGTCTCGGCAAACCCGAGAGCACGAGCGAGTGAGACGCACTCGGTCGAAAACACGGCGAGCGGTTGGTCGCGGCGGAGATAGCCGCCGGCGATGAGCACGAGTGCGGCGATGCGGCACAGTCCGCGACGCCGCCACTCCTCGTGCGTGAATCCTTCAAGCGTCTGCAGGCCGCGCCACTGGTGCGAACACACCCAGGCAACCGGCTGCTCTTCGTAGACCACGACCATCGGCGTGAGCGACTTCGCAGCCTCGAGTTCCTGCTGAAACTCGGAGCGGTCGTGGCAGAGGTGAGCCGCGATGTAGGCGGCGTCTTCCGGCTCCAGGCCCATCGGCGTGTCGGTGGCGATCAACATGTCGCAGAGTCTGCCGATCGTGTCAAACGAAAGCGGCGGCGGTGCCGGGGAGCGCACCCCGACACCGTCGCCGTTCGCCACGCGCACGATCAGCCAGCCGGATCGAGCGGCATGATCACGCTGCGGTACTCGTCATCCTCGCCGCACGTCAGCACCACGGCGTCGCCCGGCCCGGCGGTCGAGATCCGAACGTGCGGCTCGCCGTCCAGAGACGAGAGCGCCCGGCACACGTCCGACACGAATCGAGGATCGAGCTTCACCGTGCCCGGGTTGCCGGGCGACACGATCTCGCACTCGACCTTGCTCTCGCCGCTCTCCGAACTTTGCCCTCGGAGCGTCAGCCCCTTCGCCGTGAACGTGTAATCCACGCCCTTCGACTGCTCCGTCGTGACGATCGCCGCAGCCTTGGTCGCGGACCAGAGGGCACCGATCTCGACCACGTGCTCGGTCGCATCCCGCTCGGGGAACACGTCCCGCCACTTCGGGAAGCGACCCTCGATGAGCCTCGCCGTCACAACTTGCCCGTCGAACGTGGCGACGATCTCGCTCTTCGAGGCTTCGAGTTGCACGGCGGTGCCGTCGCCCTTGTGCTTCATGGCGATCACCGCCATCTGCTGAATCGCATGCTCGGGCACGAGCACCTCGACCGGATCGAGAGCCTGATCGAACTCGATGAGCGCGACCGACAGCCGCCGGCCGTCACTCGCCACGAGCGTGCACTCGCCGCCCTGCACCTCAATCTGCACCGCTCCGAGCGCGAACCGACTCGACTCGGTGTCGCACGCGTAGGCCACGCTACGCACGGCCCGGGCGAACTGATCGCACGGGATGCGCGGCAGCGTCGCGAGCTTGGCCGGCTCCCACGTCGGGAACTCGGCAGCGTCCTCCACCGGCAGCCGCCACTCGCTGCGACCGATCTCGACGCGACAGGCTGAACCGTCCCTGGTCAGCACCACCTCATCGCCGGTCGCCGTCTCGAGGATCGACTTCAGCCGCGCGTGCGGCAGGAGCAGTGGATCGTCGTGCCAGTCTGCGTGGCAGTCGATCCGCAGTTCGAGGTCAGTCGCCGTGATGAGGCCGTCGTGCAGAAGGACGTTCTGCAGGATTGGCTTCGGGCCTCTGGTTGCAACCGCCGCCGCAACGTCTTTCAACGCGGCGAGCAACTGCTGCCTGTCCATCGTCACACCGGCGGCCTTGCGCCGCTTCGTCGCTGTAGTCATGACCGGATTCCTTTCGCTTGGTCAAAGAGATTCCTACGAACACTCCAAGGGTGAACACCACCGCTTGAAGAATGCTGCCGAGACTCACGCACACCACTTGCTCGATCGTCATTTCGTGCCCTCCAGCCAGTCGGCGATCTGCACAAGCCACCGCCCGAGAGCCCGAACCTCGACCGCGTCAGAGTCGTTCCCGTACCACGCCGTGAGCGGCACGGTGAGCGTGCGGAACGGACCGAGATCGGACGCGTAGTCAGGGCTCGAAGGGTCTTCGTTGTTCAGTTCAGCGACTGCCGCCCCAGGCCCAGCCATAACGTCGCCCTCTGCGATGTCGAACTCCCACTCCACGCGCGAGGCGACCGACTCCGCCGGCTGCGGCTCCTCCGCCTCCTGGGTCTCGACCTTGTGGGCGAGGGCGACGCATCGCCGCATGACGGCACGGATCGTGTCGGCGGCGAGCTCGAGCACCTTGCGCGTGTCTTCGTTAGCGTGCTCGCGCCATGCCGCCTGGGCACAGAGATCGGCGACGATCGCCGGGGCGGGGAGTTCGCGTGGTTGTTCAGCCATCGGAGCCACCCCCTTCCAGAAGCGATACGCCGGCTTGCGTCGGTCGGATAGTGCGGGCCTCGCCCGGCTGCCATGTCACGAGGTCGCGACGGCGGAGGGCTTTCAAGTGCATCACCGCAGCGTTCGGAGACGCGAAGTTGAACTGCTTGCAGATCTGGCGGTTCGTCACCGCGTACCCGTGGTCGGCGTAGAACCGGGCGATGAAGCCCAAGACTTCGCGCTGGCGGGGGGTGATTGGAGAAAGTTCAACTTGCTGACTCGTCATGGGATTCCTTTCCGAACGGCTCTTCAGCCTTGGTGGTCTTAGTTTCTTGGTCAAGCAGCGATCCGTCGCCTGTCTTCGTGTTCAGCATCCGATCGAGACGGAGACGCCGGGCCGGTCCAACACCGGCCCCGGCGGTCTCCGCACTGATACTCTCACTGGTACTTACTGAAGTACCACTGAGAGAGACTGAATAGCGCGCACTGCCTGTGCGCGCAGTGTGCACGCCATGTGCGCGCTGCGCGCACGCCTCGTGCACACTGCGCGCACGTAGCGTGTCCGGAGCGCGCACGCCTTGTGCGCGCTTGCGCGCACACTGTGTGTCCGGGGTGTGCACGCTACGTGTGCGCAACGGGATGACATATTTTGTCCTCGACCGGCCGTTCCCGGGCTCCAAAACCTCCAGAACGCCTACCTCGACGAGTTGGGATATGCCCCTCCGCACGGTGGTGATATGGGTCTGCATGGCTTCGGCGGCACGGCGGAGCGAGAACCGAACCTCACACGTAGACCAATCGGCCCGCTCGAACACGTAGAGGGCCACCAGGCGGCCTTCGCTCCCAAGCGAGGCAAGGGAGCCGTCGGCGAGAAACTCCCGCCAGCGGCTTCGTAATGCGGCCTTATGGTGTGGCTTATTCTTTGACATTAGTTCACGGAGCATGAGGCTTTAGGAAAGGGTCTTCAGGAGCTATCTCGGCATCCTCGAACTCTTGGTACTTCCCGAAGAACCAGAGATCGACATCCGCCATCTGGCCCTGGCGGATCTTCTTCGCCTTCAGTTGCACCTTGATCTCGCCGTCCGATCCGACCTCGCCGACGCGATACGCGAACAGGAGGTTGTCCACGTCGAAGTCAATCTGATTCGACCCCTTCCCGATGTTTCCGATTTCTGTGTTTTCGTCGCACCCCTTCGCAACATTCGTCACGAGCAGGGTCGCGATGTTTCGCGTGGTTGTGATCTCGCGAAGTTTGAGCAGGCAGTCGTTGATCTCGCCGGTCTTGTCCTGAAAGTGCCGCGTCGCACGAACAAGCTGTAGGTAGTCCACGATCAGAAGCGTCGGGCTGTCCTTGATCACGGCTCGCTCGATCTTGTCGATCACGAGCGGAGTCTCGACAAGTTTCAGCCTGAAGCCGACAGTGCCCGCCAACTTCACGCCCAGTTCGCGAGACGGCGGTCGCTTGTGAATCACGTCCTGAAGCGTGAGCCCGTTTTCGCGTCCGCCAAAGTTGCAGATCGCGCGAGCCGCCAGTGCCGCGCGTGTCATCTCTCCAAGGCACCAAATCGCAATCGTCTCTTGATTGTTCACAAGACATTGAATCGCCAGTTGCAAGGCGAGTGCCGACTTGCCAACGCCAGGAGCGGCAGCGAGCGCCGTCATCTGCCCGAGCGGCAACCCGCCGTCGAAAAGCTTGTCGAGAGCGGGAATGCCGGTTGCAATTGCAGGCGTCTCTTCCTGCTTGATCCAAGCGTCGATCGCATCCACCAGCGTCGGCGTCGGCGTCTCGTCGATAGCGTCCGCAACCGGCACCGCCTCTTCGGCCTTGCCGAGCACCGGCAGCCGGGCACGCTTCCAGGCGTTCGCGATCTGTCGCGGGCAGTCTTCAAGGTCATCTGACCGCAGCCCGACGCGACGCATCCTCTCCATGATGAGAGAGGTCGCCTCGGCCACGCCCCACCCTCGGGCCGCGAAGTCGCAAGCCACCGTGAACATCGTCTGCCGGCGACCAGCCGCGAGCGTGAAGCCTTCCTCGAGGAACCGCCGCGTGAGGTCGCTCATGCTCTTCGGCGTGACCACGATTGTCTGGGCGGCTTGGCCCGAGAACCTCGCGAGCGGATAGACGCGGGTGGCGTCGCAGTCTTTCAGCACCGAGTACGGCCTCTGCTCGTGCTTCCAGTTCACGAACCCGGGCAGTCGCATGATTCGCGGCCAATCGCAAATCGACTGATCCGATCCGAGCGCCGCCGCGATCGCCTTCATCCGCACGTGCCACGCTTCGGCATCGGTCACGGGCTGATCGAGCCGCCACCACGCGTGAATGCCACCGCCGCTTTCGAGGATCGCCGTCGGCCACGGGAGCCCAGCACCCTTGATGCGGCTCATCGCGTCTTCGTAGTCGGTGCCGCCGTCGAAGTCGGCGAACAGGCAGCGGGCCAGCTTCACGCCTTCAGCTTGGCTGGCACCCTTCTCCTTCCTGGGGTTGGCCCCGAAGTACGCGTGCACGCGCAACTGCTCGTCTGCGTTGACGCGATGCAGCCACTCGACGATGTCGGGGATTTCGGAGAGCGGCGACCACCGCCGGCCAGCGGACGGCGGCAGTGGCCGGAACTCGATGATGTCCTCGGGCTCGAAGATCGCACCGAGAAAGTCAATGCACTGGGAGAGCGTATCCATCAGCGACTACCAACCTTTCCACCGCACGACAAGTTGGCAGCGATGCCGACGCGCATCTCGCCCGTGTCATATGCGTAGTCAAGAAGTAATGTGTGATTCAGCGTCAGGCACAGCCGCCCGCGCCGCTCACCAACGAACCCGATTCGTCGCTGGGCAAGGATCGACGCGGCGACTCCTGCGGCCGGGAATGCAGGCCATAGGAAAACCGAGTTGAGCACTACGGAAATGCCTGAAGAGAACGTGAAGACCGACTGCATGTAGTCTTCTGCCTGGGCAACCATCGGTCCTGCAGGGTGACCAGACTTTTTGATCTCAATGCCGACTACGCCGCTCCTCCATCCGGCATCGAGGAGCTTTCGTTTCGGATACAGAACACGGTCGATTCGGACTCCGATCTTTTGCTGTCCAGGCCGCGGCGAGGTGTGAGTTCCTTCGACTTCGCGACTGACGGCAAATAGGTCTGCGGCAGACTCGATGAGGCCGTCGAGGTATTCGGCAGCCTGTTCTTCGGTGGCGAAATCGCCACCAGTCCGCTCTGCATCCATCGCAGGGTGATCCTCCATGAAATTTCGTATCGACGCGTCGAGGCGGATCGTGCCCTTCAACGCGACGCCGCCGTGATCCGATACACTCCCTGCTTCATCCCGCTCTCTCCGCGAGCGACTTCGCCTGTCCGCTCGATCTCGCCGCGGCGCTCCAAGGCAGCAAGCCGACGCCACACTGCCGACTGCTCCAGGCCGGAACGTCTGGCGATCTCATCGCGGTGTGCCGGCCCGAGCTCGAGTGCTTCCAGAATCCGCCGCTCGTGCTCGCCGCGAAACTTCTTTGACGCTTCAGCAGCGGCGCGGCTTGTCGCAGGGTTCGACTGCCGGAAGAGTGGTAGGTCTTGAAGGTCTGTTGTCATTGCGGCACTCCTTTGCCGTTGATGAATCACATAAGCGCCGGCGTCTTCGGCGTCTTCGTTCTAAGTTGAGACCAATCGCAATATGCCTGTTCAAAAAGTGCAGGCGACCGATGTCCCAGGTGAAGCCTCCCGGCCCCGGCCTTTTCCATCTCGACGTGTGTCGCCCCGCTGCGGCGAAGAAACTTCGACGTGCCGCCGATGCCGATGCTGTCGATCAGCGTCCGCATCCACCGCATCGCCATGCGTCGCCCACAGGCCCAGCCGAGAATCCGCCCGTCGGGAGACTTGGCGAGCATCGCGTCGATCGCCGTGAGGCAGGCCGGTGTGAGCGGTCGCACGAGCGGGTCGCCGGTCTTCGACTGCGTCCACGCGAGGGCATCGTCGAGAAGGTTGTCACGCGTGAACGCCATGCAATCGCCGAAGCGGCTGCCCGTCTCGTAGCAGACGAGCACCCAGCACCGAAGGAACAACCCGAGATCCGCACCGCTGCGGAGCCGCTTGCCGTCGTGAGCTTTCGTCGCTTCGAGCAACTGCCGCAGTTGCGGCACCGTCCATGCCTTCGTCGGCCGGCGGCGGATCTTGATCTTCATGATGCCGCGTGGGGCGTGCTCCACGACGCCGGCGTCATACGCCCACCGCCAAAGCGAGAGCAGGATCGTCCGCTCGCTCCTGGCCGTCGTGCTCTCGACGATCTCCGCCCGGGCTCGGAGGTGCCGGTTCAGATCGTCGGCCGTGACGAGGCCCGCACGAGACGCGACCTTCGCCACGTTGCGGGCGTAGGTCGGCGTGACGCGACGCTGCGCGAGGTAGAGCGGGGCGAGGTCGGAGAAGGTTTTGATTTTGATACCCATCATCACAGCCTCCCCACCGGCGGGAACAGCAACTTGATCTTCTTGGGATCGCCCTTGAAGAAAACAAGAATCTTTTGCTCTCGCTTCGGGAACTTCCGGTAGTTCAGCGTTACCTTCGCGTGAGCGAGCCTTGTGAACTCGCACTCGAGGTAGACGATCTTGTTGTAGATATGCAGGCCACGATCGCGGAAAAATAGCTCGTGCTCCGCTTCGCACCCGTAATATCCGCCGTGCTTGTCTCGCGAGTCGCCTGTCATGACAACGAAGAAGCGGTTGTCATCCAATGCGTCGATCGCACGCTGATAGCCAGCGAAGAGCATGTCCCGGAACTCGCCGTACGTTGGCAGGCTGTTCAGTTCGCCGGCTGGTGGCTTGCCGTCGTAGTCAAGGTATTCCTCGACTTGGTAATACGGCGGGCATGTGAAGCAGAGGTCGAACTTACCTTCCGGCGTGTACTGACTGCTGTCCGACTGAACCCACGTCGCAGATGACAACTGCGAACAGATCGCGTTATTGGCGTCGCACTGGTTCTTTCGAATCTCGCTGGCGACGTATTCCAAACCATATGACGCCGTGACAAACCCAAACTGAACGCCGCCTCCGAACGGGTTGTAAACGCGGCGGCCACCGCTGGGCATAAAAAAACGCAGGATCGTCTCGCATGCCACCGGGTCAAGAACAGAAGCGTTCCCGTTGAACGACTTACCGCGAACTTCCTTGACGCCGTCGCCCTCTATCACCCTTTCTGTTAGCACGACATTTGACATGCCGTTGCTTCCCTGCCAGCAGCCATCGCGCGTCGCATACGTGGCGTTGGCAACTCCGGCCGCCTTCCCGGCTTCGTTGATCTTGGCGTTCCACTCGCGCTTCATCTTCAGCCAGTCGGCCCGCGTTGTGGTCCAGGCGTTCGTCATGGTTGCGTGAGCCAACCGCTTGAGCCTGGCTTGCGGTTCGGTGCCATGAACCATGTAGCAGTAGCCGCTGAGTTCTAGGTACGTCCAAAAACCGCATCCCTCAAACACGCTGGGGCGTTCCAGCTTGTGTTTTGTGCTGCACGTCAGAAACATCGGGTAGCCGAACGTGTTCCGCTGCACGATCGCATCAACCATCATTTGATACTGCGCTTTGTTTTCGAGGCCCGGCACCATCGCTGACTGAAGCAAACAAAACTCGCCGGCTTCGTGGTTGACTTGAAACGTGAAAAATCCGGTGAACGCTCCATCAACAAGGAGCACGATCGCAGAATGAATCTGCATGTTTTTCCGAGCCGCACGATAGGCAACCTTGTCTTCGATCGCGAGCTTTGCAATCGCGTTTTGGTACTCCGATCCGAGCACCTGTTCGACGTACACGCACTCAACTGTCTCGCATGGCAAAAGAGTCTTCATCGCTTGCTGCCTTTCAAATGCTCCCAGGACTCCGCACTGGTCGGGGCACTGTTCGCAAGTGCCGATGTATGTGGAATGGTTTTGGATGCTCACCCACGCACCGCCGCCTAGGTTTTTGTGTCGCTCAATCACGATGTCTCCGGCGATGACTCGCGGATCTGAGGCTGGTATTCGCAAGGGATTGTCAATTACTAGCTCGCCGGCCGTTTCAAAAATTGAATCTTGAATTGCTGCCATGCGGCGACCCTCTTCTGTGTCGCCAAACTTGCACGAAACAACCCGAAGCAAAGACCGCATGCCAAAGTCAGTAGCACGTCTCCACTCGCGAAGCCTGACGTGCAACTCCGCTGGCGTGTCCAACGCTGATACTGAAGTGTTGAGCACGACCCCAGCGGCGGACATTCTCGACATGTGATCATCAGTTGCTTTGATCCAGTGTTTAGTAACCACAACCGGCGTCTTTAGCTTTCCGAGCCACTCGCAAGCCTCTACGGTCAGCTCCCAGTCGTGACACGGGTCTCCCATGTTTCCGATGCGAAACCACGTCGCCGGATGAGCCATCAGTTGACGCTCGATCACCTGCTTTTCTCGTTCGTCAATCTGCCTACTAACGCTGGTCGGAAAATCAAAGCCGTACAGTTCGGCAGTTTTGTTGGCGTAGCAGTGCCCGTAACATCCGCCGTTGGGTCTGGCTTTCATTCCAAGCGTGCAGCCTTTTACGGTGTCGATGTCGATCACGCCCTTGCGATTACTCGACACGGTGAGTTTCGGCTTGTATCGCTCAACCAGAAGCCTTCGCATCACCACTCCCCTCCAAAACGTCCCTGCATCCGGTCGATGTACTCCTCTTCCCGCCCGGCCTGAAACGCGGCGCGAGCAGCCGCGCTCCCTGGCTTCAAGCCATCGCTGCCGCCAGCGGGCGGCGTCCAACCGTCCGCGAACGACCACGACGTGATCCGCGTGCCGTTCGCGTAAACGCGCACGCGCTCAACGATCCCCCCGCGACTCTCAAGCGTTTCGCTCACGAGGTCGCTTGCCGGCTTCACTGGAGCCTGCTGAATCACCGGTGCTTCGGGCTGCGCCGCGTCATCGTCGATCTCGCGAGCGATCCGTCGGCGGTAGTCCGAAGTCGTTTCAAAGTCGCGGCGATAGTCAGGCATTGCGGTTCTCCTCCGCGTCCGCCTCCGCACGCAACCGGGCGGCCAAGCCGTGCATCTGAACGATCATCGCTTCGACTCGACTCGCAGCCACCCGCTTCGCCGAAGCCGGCGACGGGTGCCACTCGTCCTCTCGCCGCAGTGGAACAATCGCTCCGTGCGCGAGTCGCACCATGCGCTCGCCGCTCACCTCGACCAGCTCGCCGCTCTGGTTGTGGACGCTGGGAACGTCAAGTCGCCAGACGTCGCAACTGAAAACCTTCGTCACGCTTCACCTCCGTGTGTATTAGCCCCGTGAGGTGGGGCAGCCCGTGCAGTCAGCCAGATGTGGGAGGCTGTTTTTTCCGACCCTGCACTGCGGTGGTTGGTCTCGGTACTCCCGCCGACCGTCCGCCGCGCCGCGATGATCGGCGCGTCTGACCCTGCGGCTGGGTCTCTGTGCGTTTCTGCTTCAGTCCTCGCCATCCACAGTCGTGCCACGGCATCGCGTGAACTCCTCAGAACGGGATGTCATCGTCGGGAAAGCTCGCCGCGGCCGGCTGTGGCTTGGCGGCAACCTTGCTCGCCGCCTTCGGCGTGGACGTCGCCGGCACATACCGCTTCACGACGGCACTCACCTTGCCGGCCTTCGACGTGTAGTGCGTGATCTCGACCGTCACCTTCTGCCCCACGAGCTCGCCCGGCTCGAGGTCGAGAGCCTGGCCCGCGGGGGCGATCGCCAGCGCCGCGGCGAACTGCTTCGCCCGCCACGCGAGGTGCTGCGGGATGTCATCGAAGACGAACTTGTGCCCGCCGTCGGTCCCCAGGCGGATCTTCAGGCAGAGCCCCTCGGGGTTCTCGTCCGAACGCTTGTATTCGTTCGGGCCTTCCTCCGCGTGCACGATGGTCATCGTGTGTGTGCCCACCGGCACGAGCGGGCGGTCTGCAATCTCGACGGGAGCAGGCATATCGTCTTGGGAAATCGCGAATCGCATGGTTAGTTCCTCGTGGTGAAATGAATCAGCGGTCGGAAGGGACGTTGCTCGGCTCGATGGACTCGTGCCGAGCGTTGATTTCATTGGTCAACTGCGACCACTCATCGTGCGTCAGCCGCCCCTCAGAGAGCAGGACGTCGATGCGATCGCTGATCGCACCGAGTTTCTTGACGCTGGTCGCCTGGGCGATCGTGTCACGAACCTTGAGAGTGAGGTCCGATTCAGGCTGCGACACCGGAGTCGGGAGTTCGTGACCACCGGCAAGCCAGTCGGCGAGGCGCTTTCCGGTCTCGACGGTGATCGGCTTCGGATCGCCTGCGAATAGCCCGGTGCGATCCTTGCTGACGGTGGCGTAGTGGCCGTCGTGAATCAGATCGAGAACGCACGTGAACTCGAACTCCAGCCCGTCGCGAGCCTCCAGTTTCATTCCCAGCTTCGCGACCTTTTTCTTGCCGTGATCGTCAACCTGAGCCGTCTCGGTCTTGGATCGCCCGGTGCAGATCACGTGAGCAGGCGAGCGGAGCAACTTGTCAACGAATGCCCGCCACCGCGGCGTGATGACCGAGAAGGCCGACCACGTGTTCCCCCTGAACTGGGCCTTCGCAACGTCCTCAAGGATTTCCAGGCACCCACCCGCACCGCTCCAGCAGTGCGTCACGCTGTCCACGATGATGACGTCGTAGCCAGCCTGCTCGGCTGCGGCGATCGCTTCGATGTACCGCTCAGGCGAGAACGGCGGACGAAGGTCGATCACGTCGAAGTCATGCAGCGTGTCGTAGAGGTCGGACGATCCTTCCTCGGTGTCGATCACCACGGTCCTGCCGCCCAGCCCCTTCGCAAGCAGCAGAGCCCCGTAGGTTTTGCCACCGCCGCTCGGGCTGGTGAGGAGAAGCCGCAGTTTCGTGGCACTGCGGCGGGCCTTTCTGATCGCAATCATCGTCGAGTCCCTTTCGTTCTGTCTGTTCCGTCCGTTTGAAAGCCGCTTCGTCGTCCTGACTCCGCGGCACGCGTGCGTCCCTGCGTTCGGCGGCTCCGCCGCCTCTCCTTTTTGCGAGCGAATGAATCGCTCATCCGTCGTGTGTTTGCGTGTTCAGTGGTTGGGGTGGGGGAGAAACGTAACTGGGGGGGGGGGGGGGGGCACCCCCCGGGCGGTGGTGTGGGTGGGGGGGGTGGGGGGGGGGGGGGGGGAGGGGGGGGGGGGGGGGGGGGGGGGGCAATCCCCATGCCGTTTCAGCCGTGAATTGCTAGTGCGTGATGTCCGCCGGATCGACCACGATCCAGGCTCCTCCGCACTCAACAGAGATGCGCCCGGGCTCCGCCGTCATCACGTGGCCCGACCAGCGGCGACCGGCAGTGCAGCCGCTCACGAAGTCGCCGATCGCCGGAAGGCTTCTGCAGTGACCGCAGAAGGCGTCGAGGGCCGCGCCGTCATCGCCAGCAATGTTCGCGAACGGATCAGGCGGCGTCGGCTCGCCGTAGGTTTCCCGCATCCCGGCGGCAGCGGCGAGGTACTCGTTGTGGTGCGGATCGGAGATCATCGAATCGCCTCCTTTCGAGGGTGATGGGGAACAAGGGTACAGTCGTTGTGGGGCGGTAATGTATCGGCTTCTCGGGGGGCGTCAAGCAGTTCCGGCCAAAAAGTTTTGGTGCTTGAAAAGCAGGCGTTTTCGTTCGCGGCAGTAGCAGCTACGCAACATAAGGTAGCAGTACCGCAACTTCTGTCAACCAAGAAAACGAGCCACGAGGTGTACGGCAGAATCGATGCCGGCTGCAATGCTTTGCGCGAGGTCGGAATCCGTCCCGAGCTCCTGGCCGACACGCACCCAGATCAGAGTCTCGAGCAGGCGGTTCCACGTGCGTTTCATCGCCCCTCCAGTTTGTGTTTGATCTGTGCGGCGATCTCAGCGGCGCTTCCCCAGCCGCCGTCGTTCCACACGCACTCGTCGGTCGCGATCTTGAATCGGCGAACGTCTGGGTGGTAGCGGCCGTCCACTGGCGTGCCGCGGCAGTAGACGTGGATGTCGCGCCGGCCGATCCATCGGCATTCTCCTGGCGTCATTGCAGTGAGTTGATCAAGCATCGGTATGTCTTTCTGGTTGCGTCAACCCGCCCGCCGGGGCCGCAGGCACCCCGGCAGACGAGCCGACAGGTGGTACTAGGTCGCTTCGGCCATGCGGGCGGCCTCGGACGCGAACCGCCTCTCAAGTTGCGAGAGCACGTCGAGCCGGCGGTCGAGGGCCGCACGGTCACGCTCCCAGGCTGCGGCGTCGCGGTAGCTGCCGGCCGCCGGGCGGGCAGCGGTGACGGCAGCCACGAGGTCGGTGAGCCTGCTCGAGATGTCCGCCCACTGGTCAGCCATGCGGCGGCTGCAAGCAAGGCGGGGGGCAACTGTGGCGGTCGTGTCGGTCTTGGTCATGGTCTTCGTCATCGGTCTTCTCCCTGTCGAGGAACGCGGGCCGGAAGTCGGCTCGCCCCTCCGCCCAGGTCGCGGGCACCTGGGCGGGCGGGCGGGCCGCCCGTCAGGCGGCGGCGTCGATCATGTCGGACACCCGTCGGGCGAAGCGGTCGGCTTCGGCGTGCTGGTCGGCCCTGCGGAGAGCCTTCAGAACCTTGGTCGCGTCTTTCAGGATTTGCTTCTGCGTGGCGTTCATCGTTTCGTCTCCTCGTCTCGCGGCTGCGAGTCTCAATCGCTCGCATGCCCACATAGTAGCAGTATCGCAACTACGGTCAAGGGGACTTGAAAGATTTTTCGGAAACAGGCTTTTCGCCCGAGAATTAGCGGCTTTTCTTCCGCTTGGCGGCAGGCCGCTTGGCACGCTTCTGGACCGCCGCGCCGGCCTTCCGGGCTGCCCGGGCGGGGGCGTGGATCGTCGCCCTGGTCGAGAGCGTCTCGCGGAGAGCTTCCGCCGACGCCCGCGAGACCATCCACGCGCGGCCGTTGACGAGCCAGCCGTCGAGCCGCCCGCCCTGCGTGCGATCCGATGTCGGCTGGTTCTTTTCGTCACGCGGAAGGTGCTCGAGCAAGTCGCGACGGATGTATTGCTCACTGCAGCCCGCGAGTTTCGCGGCCTTTGCCACCGACAACCAATCGTCTTGCACTGCCATCGCGATCATGCCCCAATCGTAGTTTCCCTATCGCAACAGTCAAATGGCTGCGGCACGGGGAAAACCAGACTTGTTGCCGCTCCAAACCGATCCGCCGTAGGATGACTACTGAACGGAATCAGAGTGGAGACGATGGGGACTCACACTTGTACAGTATGGCATGATGCCACCACAGCGAGAGGCAATCATGACCAGACTGATCGACATCTTGAATGATGACTACGCGCCGCTTCGCGGACTGAAGCCGAAGGCTCACCTACAGTTTCGGCTATCCATCGAAAAGTTCCGCGATCATCTCGGGCACGACCCGCTCATATCGGATTTGACGGGTATCGCGGTGCAGCGGTTTCTGTCCGCGCGAAAGGCACAGGTGTCGATCGCCACAACCGTCAAGGATCGCACCCACCTGTGCGCATTGTGGAATCACCTGTTCCGCCTCCGCCGCGTCGATGTCGCTCCCGCCGCGGTCCTGCCCCCAATGCGAGCTCCGAAACGCGTGCCCAAGGCGTACAAGAGCGACGAAGTGTCCGCGATCATCCGCGCAGCACTCGCCTACCCTGGCTGCGTGGCGGGCAAGCCTGCGAACATCTGGCACGCATCGCTGATTCGGGCGGCTTTCGAGACCGCAGAACGCATCGGTGCCTTGCTCGCCGTGGAGTGGAGGGACGTCGATCTAGACGAGCGGGTGATCCTCCTGCGGGCAGAGAACCGAAAGGGCGGGTATCGCGACCTCCTGCGTCCAATCTCGTCTGAGACGGCCTCCTGGCTGCGTCAGTTGCGACGGGGATCGCCTGACAAGGCGCGGGTCTGGGAGTGGGACCGCATCCCGAACCACCTCTGGTATCACCTCCGCGTGCTGTGCAAGCGGGCGGGGGTTCCAGCCCGCGGATACCACGGCTTTCGCAAGGCTGCCGCCTCCTATCTGGCCGCTGCCGGCGGGCTCGGGGAAGCCGCGGCCGCCCTCGGGCACGCGTCGCCCACCACCACCCAGGCCCACTATGTCGATCCGACGATCGCCAAACCCACGCGGACGTTCGTGGAGATGCTGCCGAAGATCAAACTGTCCGACCGCGAAGCCGGCGAGCCGGATGATCCGTCTGCCCAGGCCCGGGAAGCCGCCCTGCGGGCCGGCCACGCCCGCGGGAAGGCAATCGGCGGGGCTGGCCTCCCCTGCCCCGCCCGAGTTGAGCAACAGGACATGGCGGCATCCGACGGCGTGCCGCCAGATTTGTCGCCGCACTACCGCTCTGGGCTACTGGCAGGCTGGGCCGCCGCGCAGGACGAGCCAGCAGCCTAGCAGGCGGGGAGCGGCGCGGGGAAAGGACGAAACCCGCGCCGCTCTACCCGCCGCCCGGCTTGTAATCTCGCGCCGCGATGATCGCGAGCAACCGCTCCCGCTCCTCGAGCAGCCGCCCGATCATGCGTGCCGCGGTGCCGTTGGTCGCCGTCCACGAGTTCGCAGGCCCATGCCGGCCGACGAAGTGCCACGCTTCCTGCGCTTCATCGTCCGAGTAGGGCACGCGGCGATCAGTCGGCGATCCACTCATCGGCGTGGTCTCCGATCCACTCCGCAACGAACATCAGACACTGCGCCGGGATGGCAATCGACGCCGCGAGGATGGTCAACGTCCAGGCGATCACGTCACGCATTGCGTTCCTCCCGGTGCAGCAGGAGCGCGAGCAGCGAATAGCTCGCGAGGTCGAAGAGGTTGTCCTCAAGGCTCTCGTTCTCCAGGCGTCCAGTCGCGTTGTACGCCGCGAGTCGCGTCACCTTGTCCGACAGCCTCACCATCGCACCTTTCCACGCCGGGATGCCAACGAACGCCGCGCCGTTGCGAATGTTTGCCAGCGGATCTTCACCGCTCGGGCAACCGTAGTCTCGGCTTTTTTTGGCGTGCATGTCCTTCAGCAAGTCGCAGAGGTCGAAGAATGCCTTCGACGTCGGGTGCACTCTCGGCTCGCGCAGCAACGAGTCGCCGGCGAACGGCCGGGGCGAGTCCTCGTCCTGCGGGTCATACCATTTTTCGCTTGGCTTGCCGGCAGCAACAGCCGCCACGCGGTCGGCCACCGCTTGGCGGAGCGCGACATTGGCTTCCTCGAATGTCGTGGTCATTTGGTTCCCTTTCGTAGATCCCGATCACAGAACAACGGATACGCTCGCGTCACCTCGTGGCGACCGTGGTCGATAATCGCCATGCCTTGGCACGGTCGCTCGGGTGAGGCGACGCGTTCAGCGTAAGGCGAGTGTCCAATCACGCTCCCATTCGCGATGTACCGCGCCCCACGCAGCCAGCCCCATGAGTGATAGTGACCGAAAATCGTGAGGTCCGCCTTGCGGCCCGCATCCCACCGCGCGATCGCCTTGCTCGCCGGCAGCGCGAGACCGTAGACGCCACCAGCGAACTTGATTGAATGACCGTGGGTCGTGCGAACCAGAAACCCGTCGAGATCCACATAGCCAAGATGCCCGGCGGCGATCCGCCATTCGACGTTCTTGTTTCGCTCCTCGCGGGCGAGTGTGAAATACATCAACTGTTCCCACGAATGATCGAGCTCGGTGGCGATTCGATTCTTCTCGGTGCTTCGACCGTGGTTCCCCGCGTTCGTGCAGACGATGACTTCGCCGGCCTGGGCGGCGATCGAGTCAATCATTCTCCGCAGCCGCTCCGCAATCCACCGCGTCGCGTTCATCGGCGAGAGTTGCGCCACCTCGGCACAGTCGGGGTGGATGTGCCCCGTCAGGAAATCGCCGCCCAACCAGATCAGCACGCGGCGAACATCGGCTTGATTACGCTCGTGCTCCAGACAGTCGAGGAACCTCTGCTCCAGTTCCTCCATACGAAGTTGGCATACGTCAAGCGAGTAGTCGTTTTCGCCGTTCACGGTCTCCGGCAGCACCCGCTCCTCGCAGTGCACGTCCGAGAGCATGAGGATCGCCGTCGCAGTGTGTCGCTTGCGGGTCGCCTTGACAGTTCTGGTCAAGGGCTTCGACGGCTCGATGCCTCTCAGGCTCACGAGCGAGTCGGCGCGTTCGCGTTCTCGGTCGATCTGCTCGAGTGCCGCCTTGTATCGCGTGCGATAGGACGCGAGTTCGGCCCGGAGCCGCGAGAGCTCCGCGTCGGTCGCGAGTTGAGAGGCAGCGTCCAGCCTGCCCGCCACGTCTTCGACTAGCGTCTTCCGTTGAGCCATGCGATCACGGCGTTGATGCCCGCCGTCTCCCAACCTCGTGTTCGTGCCGCCGCCATGATCGCTTCGCAATATGCACGCTTCTGATGCACGTTCGGGTCGAACGCTTGCCGGACAGCGTTCAGTTCTTCTTGAGCGTCAAGCGGCAGCCGCTCGAACCACGTCTTGAAGCCCGGCCGCCGATTCGCGGCGTGAGACAGCACCTCATCGAGCAGGCTTTTTGTTTTTGCCACGAGGCTTCTCCTGTGGGAGCGGCGCAGCCTTGCGCCGCAAAACCATGTTGCCGTCATCGTCCAGAGTGAACGGCGGCTGTTCCTCGTCATCGAGAGGATCAGCGTCAAACTGCGGGCGGGCTTTCTTTGGCCGATTCGGCTTCTCGGGCACGATTCGCCTCCGCTTTGCGGGCGTTAGCTATCGCCCGTCTCACGAGGAACCTAGCAGCGGCGTCAACAAACGGCAGGCCGCGCTCCTCGGCAGCCTCGCGCAGGAAGCCAAGAATCTCGGCCATGCCCTCGTCGCTCTCGCACCAATCGCAGCCCTTCTCGTCCATGTATCGGGCGCGTGTGGTGCACTTACAGTCAGGCGACGAGACGATGTAGAAGGGCCAGCCGGCGAGCAGGGCTTTGAGCTCGGTGCCGGGGCCGTGCCTTGCGTGGCCTGGCTGATCGCTGGCCGTGCCATTCGGCAGTGGCTGGTCGAGGCAATCTTGATCCAGCACTGGCATGCCCTCGTCTGTATGAGACACAAGGCACTGCATAACATGGCTAAATGTGTAGCCGTGTTGATGCGCAAACGAAGCAAGGTCTTCATCGACAACAATGCGTTTCATGTGGAAATCGTTGCCGTAATAGTTGGCTGATCTCCGCAAGGCCACACATATTTGAAAACTGTATTGCCGCTATAACTGGCAGGATAAGTCAGGCTGTACGCTCCGCTTATGTCTGGGCAGCAAAACGGAGCGAGAGGGTCGTCAACAGATGGACATGGAATATCCTTGAATCCGCTTGCGAGTGCGGGTTTCCTGCCGTCTATTTCGGCATATAAAGTTGGCACTTCAACTGAAACTGACACGCGAAGAACGCTACCAATCCGCGCAAGTCCGACAATAATTGTGGCGAGACCGCTAGGGTTGCAGCCATAGTTGCAGAACCCCCTAAAGCAATTGATTGTCGCAAATCTTGTGGTAACGTAACCAGTCCACTGAGAGCAGGCGGTAGTTCTAGTTACCGTCCAACTGCCGTTCACATCTTCAACGAGCGTGTTGCCGCGGACAAAGCTAGCGCCCGTGTTGAGCGTGCTTATAAGTTTCCCCGGTGTTCCGGTAGACGGGAAGCAGTCCCAGCCGCCTTGATCAAGAGGATCTGTGCATGGCTGCCAAGTGCCTGAAAGAAACACACCAGAAAAACCACTGACAGAAACATTTATCACGTCGGGGTAGCAGCACGTTCGCAAGTTACAGCACTGGCATGCCATGCCTACACCCTGAATCGCAGGAACGTGGAAGTAAACGTCGCACCCGCCACCGTAATCGTCTGCGTGCCAGCCATCGAGACGCTGATCGCGGTTTGCGTGCCTGCCATTGAAAACGAGGTCGCCGTAGCAGTTGCAGCCGTCACGGTGATCGCGCAACTAGCGGTGTTGAGGGATGCCGACACGCCGGTTATGTATGTCGTTGCCTGCGTGGAGCCAGTTCCAATAAACCGAATCAGCGACGTGCTGCCCGTACCGAACACCGTCGCCAGCACGGTCGTGCTGGCAAAAACCGCCGTCGCTGTCTCGAACGGCACGTCGATCAGAAACCAAGACGTGCCGTCCTTCGCGATGGCGCAGTCGCCCGCCGCCGCTGTGCGGGTGATTGGAAAAAACAGGTTTGTGGCGACGGCCGTCGCGGTGGCTCCGTACTTGAACGTGACTGTTTTGTCAGTGCCTGTCGGCCAGGAGCCCGTGAACGTCGCGATGCGGAACGACTTCTGGTTGCGAACGAAATCCACCCGCTCAAACGTCAGCGGCCGCGCGACTGGCGCGGAGAGTTCCGCCGCCCTCACGACGTTTGCGATCCGCTCTGCGCTCTCGCGAGTGAACTGCGTCGGGTCGAGCGGACCGCTCATGGAGGTGCCCCGAACGTAGCGGTGAAGTCGGCCCGGGGATTGACTCGACGCGTCAGGATCGCGGGAGCACCGAGCGTCTGTCCGCCGCTGCCGTCGAGGCCAACGGGATTTGGGCTGGGAATCCACTCGCCGTTTTGAAAATCAAAAACCATCGCGCGTCGCTTCTGCACTCTGTCGATGTAGTTGAACCCGACGTCAGGTAACAGCAGATTGTGCGATGACTGCCGATACGCCAGTGTGGCCGTCGCGGCGTAAAACTGTACGAGCGTGTTGTTGAACTCCTCCGCCGCGTACTGAACGTCCACGCCGGCAACTTTCACCGTGTCCTGCGGACAGCCGAGAAATGTGGCATCGTTCACATAGTTCTGCACTGACAGCCACGAGCTCGGCACAGCGGCAAAATTCTTTTGCACCTTGATTTGCACAAGGCTTTCGTCAGTGGTAAGTCCTGGAAAATAGTCGTACGCTGAGTTCGTCAGCGGACGTTGCGTCGAGCCGTCGTAGTAGAAGAGTGCCGGCACCTCTCCGGGCTTCGACTCAAACGACCAGACCGACGCCCGCGAGGTTGGCGTGACTACATCGTCAACCTTCACGAGACCATATTCAGCGATCACCTCGAGCGCGTACGGGTTGTCCTCAAATCGCTCGTTGACCGCTAACTTCCGCAGACCGAGAGCCGTATGAATCGGATGGGCAACGCCCCACGTGCCGCCACATGTGGCGTTCAGGATCGTGGTAATGTCTGGCGGGCCGTTTCCGTTCGTCAGCGTCTCGTCGCTCAACATGCAGGCCCAGCGGCGCTTCGCCACGCCGCCGACGCGAACTTCGTTCTCAAAGGTGCGGGCGAGTTCTTTGGTAGCGACGATTGTGCCTGGCATGGATCACCCGATGAATGCGCCGCCGACAATGGACACGGGAGCGTTGAAGTAGTTGCTCGCCGCCTGCCCGATGCCCTGTGCGATGAGTTGCAGTTGCTTCGTCTGCAACTTTGCTTCGATCAGTGCTGGGTCTTGTGCGTTCTGTGCGAGTTGCAGCACGAGATCCTGGCCCTGTTGCGTCCGAATGTCCGCGGTCTGCGCGAGGGCCGTAGTCGGACGCCGCAACTCCTCTTGCCGCAACAACTCCGCGGCGGCGGCGTTCGCTGCTTGGAGTGACGCATTCGCGCCAGCGTAGGCGTTGTTGAACGACTTGAGGAAGTTGTCGTTTTGCTGCGCGATTTGAGATTGCAACTGCTGCGTGCGGTTGAATCCGCTGACGAGTTGTCCGTTTTGCGCGCGATCGGCCTGCACTCGTCCATCGACAATTCCCTGCTCTGCTCTCTGCACCCTCTTGAGATCGTCGATCCTTGCCTGGGCAGCTTTTGCGTCTTTCAACCGATTGTTGCCGCGAGCCTCTTCGAGCTTCTTCTGCTCGTCGAAAATCTTTGCCTCAATAGCCTGCACGTTGACGGCGGCTTGTTTCTTTCGTTCCTCGAGTTGCTTCGTCGCGTCGAGTTCCGCTCGCTGCCGCTCATCCATCCGCGACATCAAATAATCTTCGACGCGCTGTGCGGCGGTGAGTCGCTGATTGAATAGGTCTTGCTGCCTTGCGACCTCGCGATCGTAAGTCTCTTTGGTCAGGATGCCGTCACGCACCTGTTGCTGGGCCTGCTCAATTCCAGCCTGCAACGCTTGCGCGGCGAGTGCTCCGACGTTTCCGAACTGCTCCGCCTTGACGATGAGCGAGTCGATACCTTTGGTGGTCTGCTCAAAAGCCTTCGTGAATCCTTCGCCGAATCCCTGTTCAACGGCTTGTTGTTCTTCGTTCAGTTTTGCTTGAAGTTGATCGAGTTGAGACAACTTCGCAGCGGCTGCGTTTGCTGCTTGTTCGTTTCCTGCCAGCCTAGCGGCTGCAAGTTCTTGGGCAGTGCGGGCCTGAACTGCCTGCACGTCCGCGATCTGCTGTTCAAGTTGCGTTTGCTCGCGACTGGCACCGAGTATCTTATTCACACGCTCGTCTTGATCGGCAAGACGCTTTGCTTCATCTGCTGCGGCCTTTGCAGAGCCATCGGCAATTGCTTGTTGCTCTACCTTGATTTTTTCCAGTTGCGCAATTCGCGTTTCACCGTTCATGACTGCCTGCGAGTCGCCTGCATCTCGTGCCGCGGCAACCTCCTTGCGAACGCGAGCAATCTCGCGCTCCACGGCGAGCGCGTCTTCCGCAGCCTTCGCACGCGTGTTGTCGCCGCCGAACTCACGAGCGATGCGGGCTTGCTCGAGCAGAGCATCGGAAGCTTGCCGGTCTGCATCGACGAGCCGCTGCGCCTCTTCCGCCGCCTTGCGAGTCTCTTCCTGAACGCGCTTCAGAGTCTCGACTTGTTTGTCGAACTCCGCCGTCGCAAGGGCCACGCCTCGACTGTATTGCTCGGCGTTCAGTTCGTTGTTGTCGGCCTGTTCCTTCAAGTCGGCAAGCGCGTTTTGGAACTCTAGGGCGGCGTTGAAGCCAGCCTGACCGAACTCGCCGGCTTTTGCGATCGCGTTGTCGAGGGCTTGTCCGCTGCTTGCAACTGCCTTCTGAACTTCAGCATAGCTCTTTTTCTCTTCTTCAGTCAGTTGCCGAGTGCTTTCTGTGACTTTATCAACGCCAGCCGACGCGTCTTGTGCTGAACGCTCAATTCCAAGAAAGTTTTCTGCCATCGTGAGCAGACGACCAACTGTGCCGCCGATCGCGTTTGCAATCGTGCTGAACACTGAAGAGACAGATCCGAACACGCGTCCGATAACTGTGCCAATCGTTTCAATGACTCCAGACAATCCGACGAATTCTGTGAATGCAGAAACCGTATCTGTTACGAACGTGATGGCGTTGCCAAGAGTGCTGCCAATCACTTCTCCAAGTTTGCCGATAGCCGTCGTGACAATCGTCGAGACGCGGCTGATCACCTCACCGATCTGTGCAAACGTGTCGCGGAACGATGCGGCTACGCCTTCAAACTGGAAGAACTCGCGAAAGCCGATCACGGCATCGTTGACTCGACCAAAAACCGATGTTGCCGCTTGGCTTATCAAGTCAAATGCTTCGGATACCGTTCGCCCCGCCGCTGCAAACGGTTCAAGCACTGTTCCAACAATGTTGCCGACGGTTGATCCAAACTGCAGAAATAGGTTGATGCTCAATCCAATCGCACTTGTGAGCGGAGAAAAAACGTCCAGCACTGCGCCGACATTCCGCCCAAACGTAGCGATTGCAGGGGCAAGCCCTTCGGAGATGGATCGCGTGATGCCGATGAACGGAGTCAGCAGCTCTTGCCCAAATCCCTGAATCGAAACGGCTACCGCATCGAAAGCATCTCCAAGCCCGTCGATGCGTGTTCTATCAACGTCTGACAAGGCTCCATTGAATCGCTGGATGTCGATACGAGCCTTTTCGATGTTGTTGAAAAACGGCAGTAGGTCAGCGCCAGATCGACCAAAAAGATTGATCGCAGTTGCCGTGCGTTTCGCTGGATCTTCAATCGCACTGATGCTCTTTGCAATCAACGAATACTGCTCTTCTGGCTTCAGTGATTGCAGTTGGTCGGCGGTCAGACCGATTCCTTCAAGAGCTTTTTGCGCAGCCTTGCTTTCCTCGTCAACGCCAAGCACAGACTTTTGCAAGCGTCCAAACGCTCCGCTCACGGCGTCAATGCTTGTTCCGCTTCTCTTAGCGGCATCATCCAGCTCTTGAATGAATCGAAACGAGACTCCGAGTTTGTTTGCTGTGTTGCCGAGTTTCTCAACGCGATCTTCAAGAGTGGTCAGACCACGAACAACGGCGGTGGCCGCGGCACCGAACGCTGCCACGCCAGCCGCAGCCAAAGTGAACGGATTCACAAGCCCAGCCACAGAAGTTCCTATGGCAGACAGACCGCCAGACAGACCGCCAGAGAACACACGAGCCAGCCCTTCGCCGGCAGACGAGAGCCCAGAGAGTCTGCCGGCCACGTTTCCAAGTGGGCCGGGCAGCGCAGAGAGGATTCCTGAAAGTTCGTTGAACTTTAGATTGCCCTTTCCTGCACCTTCCAAAGCATTGCCGTACCCTTGGGCTGCTGATTCAGCCTTTGTGAAAGTAGCGGTGGCCTTGGCTACAGCACGATCGAACGTCTCTTGATCAATCCGACCGGCTTCGAGGTCTTGCGCGAGTACCTTCACTTCCGCGTCATAACGCTGCAGTGGTGAGAGGTTCGCCTCGATCGTGCGGGCTGCACGCTCAAACGAAGCAACCTCCGCATCGACAGCGTTGCCGAGCTCCTCAAAAGCTCGCGCGTACTCTGGCGCGGTGATCGCCCCCGTCTGGAGCTGCTGCGTGAGCCGTTCAAGGTCGCCAGCCGCTTTGGCCTGCGCGGCAGCGGCGGCAGAACTAGAGCCCGCGAAACGATCAAACGAACTCGTGATCGTCTTCGCCTGCTGATCAAGCGAATTGAGCGCCCGCTCTACAGGCGTGAGCGATTTCTGGACGCCGGTGGCGTCCGCAGAAATCTTCATCGCTAGCCCGAGAATCGTCGCCATTGCTACTGCCCTAACAGCCCGAGTTGCTTCGCCAGTTCTTTCACGACCTCTGCCGCCTGGGCTTCATGCTGCGGCGGCTTTGCCAACGGAACGAAATCAGACCCTCGCGGGCACTTGCCTCGTTGCGAGTACGGAATCGCCAGCAGTGATGCGAGCAATCCAGTTTCCTCCCACGAGTCAGGCAGCGCCTCGTAATACCGCGTGTACGCTCTCCACTCCGAAAGTTCGCGGGAGTCCATCCGTTCGGACAACTCCCGCACCGTCATCTTCAGGTGCCCCGCGAGACGAAACATGAACTGTCTCGTCGGCGAGACGTTCAGCCTTTTCCCAGTTCTTCAACGTCCTCCTCGCTCATCGCGTTGTGCTTCATCGCACGCTCGAAGAGCCGGCTCATGACGGCCGCCGATTTCTTCCCGAGTTGCTCGATCTGCTCGCGCGTGAACAGGAGCTTGCCCGTCTCGTCACAGAGAACCCGCTGCAGATACTCGGTGCGGAAGTTCTCAATGCCGCTTTCTTTCTTCCCGATCCACATGCGTTCGTAAGCGTCGCGTTCCGCCACGCTCATCACGCGGATGAAGACGCTGCCTTTCCATTCCTTGACCTTGACCTCGAGGAGCCCGAGATCGTCTGCCGCGAGAATCTGTTCAGCCGTGAGGGCCATTGGTTCACTCCATGACAATGCGATACGTGACGTTGTACCGTGCAACGTCGTTTAACTTGCCAGCCATGTTGAGCGTCTGAAACACCGCTTTTGTGGAGCACGTCAGACCGCCGCCCGTGAAGGCCAGCGTTTTCTTCAGTCCACGTTCAGCGAGAGAGACGTTCGCCGTGTGCAGGCACGCTATGTCTATAGTGCCTGCGTCAAGCGAGAACGTGCTGTCGCGGCCGATCGGCAGCGAGCCGCCGGCGTTGACCTTGATGTCAACGACCTCTTGCAGACTCTGACCGCCCCACGTGACCGTAACTCCCGCGCACGCTGTTGCCATGACGGGCCTCCGTCACAGCGACTAGACGCGGGCGAGTCGGAGCGTGGCCTGCCCGCGGATCGCGTCGTTTGTCGCCAGGGTGAGGGTCGAGGCGTTGACCGTGAACGCCACCGCCGAAAACCCGGTGAGAGCCGTGCCACCCACAGTGATCGAGCACGTGCCGGTGGAGGCGTCCGCGATGATCGACTTCCCGAGATAGTCGAACTGGACAGTGCGTCCGGTGTCGGAGACCGAGCCTTGCAGCGGGCGATCCTGCGTCAGAATCGACGCGCCGGTCGTGAGGCCCAAGTGCGAAACGTCGATCTTCTCGGCATCGGCGTTCGGATCGGTGAACTGAATGACGATATTCGTGACGGTGTACTGCGTCGCTCCCAGCCGGAGGACTGTGCCCACTCCATCATGCGGCGTATCGGCCATTTCCTAATTCTCCTGCCAGAGTATTGAGAACGTGAGTGTGACGCTATACACCGGCGGAGCGTCGCCGCCCGCCAATTGCACGAACCCGTCAGCCTCGCCATCGAGACTCACGTGCCGTATATCTATTCCTAGTTTCTGCTGCCCCCAGCCATCCAGAACGCGACGGATTTTGTCCGCCAGATCCCTTACTGCCTCGTAGGTCAACGCGTAGCAGTCGATGGCGAGCACGACGGTGGGCATTCCCATCGGGCCAGAAAGCGTCTGTTGCCGCTGTACGGCCTGCCGCCGCCACGTGACGAACGGGATCGCTGCCGTCGAGGGGGCGAGCACCGGGTAGATCCGGTCGCCGACCACGAGGGCCACCGTCGGGTCTTGCCGCAGGGCTGCCGCCACGGCCTGTTCTGGGGATTGCAGGGGCATAGTTGTGCCTAGAGGGTGTTGGTGCCGGTGATTGAGCCGGCGTCCTTGTAGCGCAGGGCGGCCCAGGCTTCGGACAGCCGCAGGGAGAGCTCACGCTGAAGGTATTCGGCAACTTGGCCTTGGGTCTGGAGCCATGCCGTCTGAACTGGCGGCTGGCCCGCGATGCCGCCTTCTGGCGTTGGCGGAATCCTGATCGGCTCGGAACTCGCCTTGAAGAACGCTTGCGGATAGGCGGGATCGGTCTGCACGCGGTTACGGTTCAGATCGCGAACCATCTTGAACGGCCCAAGCCGATTGAAGCTGCTCGCGATGTATTTCCCCTGCCCCTTCTGCACGACGTGCGGCTTGACCTCAGTGGTCGTTCCGCTAGGCATGCGGCGGGTGTGCCCTCGCCGGCTGTAGGGCTTGGTGCTTTTCTTGGAGACCACGCGAGGCTGCGTGCCGAACTCCAACCACCATTGGTGAAACGCGCGATCCGGGCCGGCGCGAACGCTGCCACCGGCGGCACTTGACGCCTGCGCCGCCCCCGCCCGGCGATAGCCGATCAGCCCGACAGCGCCGCCGTCGCGAGGATACTTCTTGATCTTCATCGCGACCGCCCGCCGCAGATTGAGCGTCGGCCCGCGCGGAGTCACTTCGCCAAGCCGCAGAAACGCCGGGTAGATCGCCTTCTCGATGGCGTCGCCGAGAACCTCGCTCGCTTCCTTATTCGGGAAGAACGACTTGATGTTCGTCTGGAGCTCGCGAAGCCCCTCAAAATTGATGTTCAGGTTGATGCCGGCGACAGCCATCACGTTGTCTCCTGGCAGATGACCTCGTGCTCGCTGCGGTTCGCGTGCTCGAGGAGCGACACGATTTCCAGCGTTCGCCCCCGCCACGAAGCCCGCATCTGCTGCGTGAGCCCGGGCACGTAGCGGCACCGAATGCGGTGGCTCATCTCGATCTGCTGCTGCCCGGCGAGCAGGAACTCGCGAGCCGACACGCCTTCGACGCTGGCCCACACCGTCGCGAAGTCAGACCACGACGCTACGCTCTCGCCGAGCGCGTTCCGCGTCTCGGTCGGCGACTGCCACGTCACCCGCTCGCGGAGTTTGCCGGCGTCGATCATGAGCCGTAGACGAGGAGGGAGTAGGTCGCGGTGCCGGTGGTCGTGCGAACCGAGAACGTCGATGCCGTCCGCTCGCTGCCGGTCAGTTCGTAGACGCCGACGCGGTTGCCAGACGCG